GAAATTAATCAGTAATTAAAATGCTAATCCAGCAACTCCATTTATTATTCGTAATACATTATATGACAATGCATATATTCTAGCTCCTGCTGGATTATTATAATTTACAGATTTATCAACTGTTAAAACCATTGAAATATCTTCAATTTGTGAAAAATTACATGCTCCTGATGGTTGATATTCATCTATGTTATTTGCAAATGAATAAATCATAATTCCTTCATTAGGAGTATTTCTAAAATATTCATAATTTTGAATATATGCATAATATTGAGATTCTCTTGGAGTAATACGATCTTTACCATTTATTAGAAATTGAACTTGAGTTACAATATTAGATCCAATTTTTTTATCATAACTATTTGTATAATTAAATGGATCTATTGATGGTGAATTTGCAATGTATGTATATTGTGCAACAAAAAATAAAGCCTTAGTTGGATTTGTATATAAAATTTTTATTTTATTATTATTGTTTATTAAGGTTTTTTCATTATCATACTGTAAATATTCAATTAGATATTCATGATCTGATTTGGAAAATTTTAATCTTTCTTGATTATCCAAAAATATATAATCAACATACAAAAATGTTGATCCTAATGTTATTGAATCAAAATTAATAACACTATTAATCTTCGAAAAATAATTTACTTCTGATCCATTAGGCATTACAGTATATTTTGTTACTACTCCAACTATAGATGTTCCTGATATAAATGATGTATTACTATTAATCTTAATATAATATAATCTATTCAAAAATTCATCATATTTAATAAATTTACAATATGAAGTTACATTATTAACTGTTTGTGATATTATTTCTTGATGACCAAAATTAACTACATTCTCATTTATTGTAATGTAATGAGTTGGTCCCACAATTAATACATCCAATAAATTATTAAATTCAACATTTATTTTAATATCACTATAATTTAAAGCTATCAAAGGTAGAGCTAATCCATTATATTTACAAAAATATAGTGGTAATGGAACATGCAACATATAAGAGCCATGTCCATTAACCAAATTTCTATTTTTAAAATTATTTCCAATCATTTCATTAAAACCACGTTTATCATATCTTATAGTTAATTCATACCATATATTAAACCAATCTCCATATAATTTATCTACAATCTTTCCACCAACTTCAAATTCAATACAATTAATTATTGCAAATCCTATCTTTTCACACCATGCAGTAACTACATTATTTTTTAAACTTGTATCCTGATTTATATAACTCGTATCTACAATTTTCGGTATATTCGGCAAAGTTATTGCTAAATATATCTGACCCATTAAGTCTCCATTTTTTGCTATATTACATGTATATCGACCTCCGAAATTCGGTTTATTCTGAAAATATTGAGGTATACTTTCTGAAGAAAAATTAGTATGTCTTTTATAAACCATTTTAAAATATGTAATTGATGGTTCATGTGATAGATACATGTCTTGAAGACCGTATCCAGCAATTTGTATTAAGGCACCTCCAACCATTATATATTTCTATAGATATAATATCTTATATTAAAAAATATAAACTTAAAATTTTCTTTGAAAATATTAAATTTATATTTGCTCTTCTTAGAAGAGCGTTTTTCATAAATGAAAAACCGTTCCGTGCTAAAATTATCCTATTTTAATAGCACGGAACGGTTTTTGGGACAAAAACGATATTCTTCGAATATCTTATCTAATCTTTAGATTAGATAACATCAAATGCTAATCCCCCATATCCACTCATAATTCTTAGTAAATTATATGATACTGTCATAGTCTTTATTCTAAATTCTTGATCTGGTATATTATTACTATTAAAATTCATATACATTGAAATATCATTTAAGAATGTAAAATTTATACTACCAGATGGTTGAGGATCAAATGGATGTAGGCAGAAATTATAAACATTTATACCATTTAAATCTGAACTATTATAAAATCCATATGGTCTAATTAATCCTGTTTCATATGAATCTGTTTCAAATCTAGCATGACCATTTACTTTTAATTCTGATGATGCAATTAATGGATCTGTTTTAGGTTGAACACCAGCAATTAATTTATTTTTTAGAGATTTATTATAATTATCAAATGGCATTCTTAATATTTCTAATTCAGTAAAATCAGTAGTTACATTTCCTGTATTTCGTCCCATAAATGAATTAATCATATATTTATTATTAGTTTTTAATGTATCAAAGTATACACTACTAGTTTCATCTGGATCTGTATATTTATTAATATTTATGTAATAATCATCAGCAGTATAATTATAATATTGTTTTTTATTTTGTTTATCTTTTAATTGAGCAAACCATATCATCATCTTAGTTGGATTTTTAAAATTATATTTAATTATATTTTGTATTGAAAGTTGTGAACTTGTATAATTAGAATATTGAATTTGTTCAATAATATACTCATGTTTAGATTCTGCAAATTTTCTTCTTTCATCTGAATCTAGTAGGATATAATCAGTCATTAATGTCATTTTTAATTTTGTTAATCTTTTCACTGTTGTATAAGGTAAATTAATTATTAAATCTTGTAATTTTTTTAAATTAAATTTTAAATTCAATTTATTATATAATAAAGCAATAATTGGAACCGATAATCCACTATTTTTTTTATAACTATTAAAATAAAATGGTATGTCTATATATAAAGTGTATTTTCCTATAGTTGATTTCTTTAATATTAATCTAACATCTTGACCAATCATTTTTGCATAAGATCTTATTTGTTCTGGTGGAATATACAATTTACCTGCACAATTCATAAAGTCATCCTCAATTCTTTGAATCAATTGTCCACCAATATAAAATTCAAAGTAGTCTGCAAGATAAACTCCTAATTTTTCAATCCAACTTACAACTGCTGTATCTGGACGTAGGGATATTTGAGCAATCATTTCATTAACATTATTATAATTAGTAATATCGTATTGAGTCTGTTCAATTTTAGTATTTGTATTTTTTAATAATTTTTGAAGTTCATCATTTAAATTATCTTCTTTTTGATTAATATCTAAAACAGTATTTAATACTAAAACATTTGCATCTCCACCAATAGTCTTAACGAAGTTTGTATATGTTGCTATTTTATAAGTTGTATTATATGGAATTACTGGTAATTTAATATTTCCTACAAAACTATTACTTAAATTTAATTTTTCATAATCAAAAACTCCATTAATAGACTCACTATAAAATATATTTAATAATTGATTAATTGTATACATTCTATCATTTGTATTTAAACCAATAAAAGATCCAGAATCAATTACTTTTGGTATCTTTTGTAAAAATAAATTTGCATTACTATTAATATTTGCTCCATGATTCATTAATGTATATGAAATATAATTTGTATCATATTGTAAAGGACATAGTAGGAAATTAAATGTATCTTTAACAGTTATATTTGGTAGGTAATTTGTTATTGCATTACTATATTGATTATAATTTAATACTACTTGTGGATCAATAAATATATTTCCATTTATTATATTAAAATCTACTGGATCAATATCTAAATCATATTCAAATTTATAATTTATTATTAATGTTTTTATATCAGTCATAAAATCACTAAAATATAAATATTTCGATATTTGATTAATATTAATATTACTGTTAATCTCATAGTTAATGTCTGCATATAATCTTTTATATTCTAAATACACATTATCATATATATTCGCAAATGTTGAATCGTATAAATGATTTAATTGGATTTCTAAATTACCATTTTGTTTTAAATCATAAGTATATAATTTTGGTAGGTAATCAAATTTAAATGTTGCTACTTTAGCATATCCTTCGGTAGATATCTTTGATTTAAAACCCCATTTATATCCTAAATATGTATTAATTTGATATTTTGTATAATCTGATAAAACTTCATTAAATACTAATATTTCACATATATTACCTGTAACTGCTTCAGCAATATTTCCAGTTGCATCTAAATATCCAGGAAAAACTGTCATTCCAATATTTCCTGTAGAAAATTGATTATTATTATTATATGTAAATTCAAAATCTGCATTTGTATATCCTGTATTATAATTTGTATCAATTCTTTCAACAGAAAATACATTTTTTCCATAAGCTCCAGATGATAATAAAATATCTTCAGTATTAAAATTAAAATCATCAAAAATAAAATTATTGTAAGGACCATCTGTCCAATATGTAGGACCTTGCATTGTTGTTTCTGAATATACATTTCCACCATCAAAATACATGTAATATCCTCCTTTAATTGCTGTATCTGTTACTAAGAAAACAGTTGAAGATGTATTTAATTTATAATTAATATTAAAATAAGATTCTCCATTAAATGCAATACCACCATTTGATTTCCAAGTAGGATTAAATTTAGAATTAATTACTGAAGCTACATAAGCACTTCCATTTGGAGCTCTATTTACCCATTTTTTTATTTGATCCCCATCATTTACAACATTTATTAATACATTTGTGTTTCCAGTTGTATAAATATTTGATTTATCAGTAGAATCTAACCATAAATTTAAAGATGGAATATTATATGGGTTAAAATTAGCTATATTTGAATCATATTCTAAAATACTGAATGTATTTTTATCAAGATTTAAATTAATATCAGATATAGTAGTATTTTTATATGGTAAATCATTTATTTCCATTCTATTAATATTATTTCCAAAATTGTCTAATTCACAAGTAGCAACTATTCCTTTTGAGTTTGTTATTTCATTAAGATAATAAGAAATAATATTTTCTTTAATATATTTAATATCATTCATATTTATGGTTAGATTACCCGCACTAGAATCAATATTATATACTTGTTTAAACATTGAAATATTAGATAAACTTTGTTGAATTAAACCATAATCTTCATTTGTTACACATAAATTACCAACAAATGAATATGTATCTGAAATATTTAAATTTGCCAAATATAAATTTTGTAATAACTGTATATTTGATGTAACATTTTTGTTGATATCATAATATTGCATATACTTATAGTTGT